CAGCACGACCTCCACCAGATGCGCCAGCATGCGGCCGACCAGGTGCGCCTGTCTCTCGAGGACGTCAGCTACTGGATGTCTGAGATTCACCGCATCGACGCCAAGCGCGCGGAAGCGGCCGCCAGCGAGCAGTCACTGCACGATCGGCGAAACGGCTTGCGACTGCCCACGCCGACAGGGCCAATCGAAACGCTTTGAGGAGCAACGACTCATGATACTCGGCTTGACAGGCCAGCCGTTCAACGGCAAAGACACCGCGGCGGAATACCTGGTCGCCGTTCACGGATTTTATCGGCTCGCGTTTGCGGACCCCATTCGCGCTGGACTCAAGGCCATGCTCGGGCTGACTGATGATGACTTTTCGCCTGAGCGCAAGGAGATTCCAATTGCGTGGCTCGGCGGCAAGACGCCGGTCGAGTTGATGGAGTCGCTTGGGACATCGTGGGGACAAGATCAGATCTGCAAAGACATCTGGTCATGGCAAGCCATCCGTGAGATTCAAGACAAGCGCTTTGATGGCATGCGTAATTTCGTGGTTTCCGACGTGCGATTCCTGCACGAAGCCAACTCCCTGCGAACGCACGGCGGCAAGCTCCTGCGCATCGTCCGCCCCGGAGCGCCACGCAGCAACCGCAACGAATTCCGTAGTTTCCAGGAACAAGTGCGCCTCGTGTCCGACGTTGACGTCGTCGCAGAATCCGTCGAGGAACTGCACGAAGTGCTCGACGACGTTTTGTATCAGATTGGATTTTGGCACTCGCAGCAAGAGCGGTCCGCATGAGCAGCAACCGAGCCCAGCCGAATCAGCAAAAATACAAGCGCTGGACAGCCGAAGAGGAGCGCGAGCTTTGCTGCCTGTATGGCACCATTCCGGCCACAAAGCTCGCCGCGCGCTTTGGCGTGTCTCCTGCAAAGCTGCGCGACAAAGCTTCGCACATGCAGCTAACCACGAACGCCGTGAAAGCGCGCAACAGGGCCGCAGCAGCCGCGGATGCCGCCGCGGCTGCCGTCGGCGACGAGGAAGATGAAGAAGCAATCAGCGACGACAAACAGCGCACGGCGCACGGATTCCAAAAGGTCGTTTGCAAGCCAGGATACCGGATCATCACTCACACGCTGCGATAGCACCAAGGAGGTAAAAGCCATGTCTACAACAAACCAAAATGGCGCCAGGGCCAAGATTCTCCGGGCGCTTGCCGAGTACGGTCTGATGCCGGTTTCCGAGCTTGCGGCCGCGGCTTGCTTGTCTCCATCGCAGGCGCGCGACAATGCCAACCACGCCGTTACCGATGGGCTGATCACGAAATGCCGTGACGACATCACGAACACGCTTGCCTACAAAATCACCGCAGCGGGCCGCGGTTATCTCGCGGAGCGCTGCCGAAAATCGGAAGAGGAGCCGGCTGTATCTGCAGCAGTCGAGGCGAAGCCAGATAACGGCCAAGCCACATTGGAGCAGTTCATCCAGGACGATTTTATGCGCTGGCCCAAGAGGTATCCAGGCGGAGAGGACGCCTACTTGCACGGCAACGGCTCGGAAAGCGCGCCAGCTTACGACGCGCAGGATGACGTAGTGGCGATCTGCGCCACCGATCCGGAGCCTCTGCCGGAGCAATACGCAATTTGCCGATCTGGCCAGGCGCATTTGTCCGCTTGGCCACTGCGCGACATGACGATTGAGGCGGCCCGTCAGCTTGCCATCGATGACGCGGCAGCAATTGGCGGCGAGGTCGTGCTCTACCGGTGCGTGCCGATCGGCAAGGCGTTTCCGCGGATTGTTTTCGAGGAGGCGTGACGATGTCTTGCCGGCAGTGCAGGAGGTGCACGAGACCGTCCGAGCCGAGAGCATTCATGGGGCATAACGCAGAGTTAACCGCGCGGCCGAAGGCCGTCGCCGGTTGAACGACGGGTTAGCCCGCACTTGCGACAACTTGAAAATATACACACAAAATGCTTGACATTCTGTTATGTGTGTATATAATAGAGTCATGGTAAGCAATAACGCTGACCAGCAAACCAAGGAGCAGACCATGACCAAGATCACCAAAAAGTACGCCAACCAAAACAACGGTGGCCAAGAGCGCATCACCCGCGACGGTGACAAGTTTTACGTCAGCAGCGACTGGGGCAACGGGTTTTCCCGCAGCCAGCAAGTTTCCCGCAGCCAGGCGGAAACCTGCCTGTCCTACACCAACGCGCCGGCCGACGTGGTCGCGGCGATTCTGGGCTAAGGGGATCGACCATGAGCATTTACGCGACGATCTACAACGCAGAAATGGAGCCGCTGACCGATGGTGTTGAGGTTGCGACCGACGCCGAGTTTGAGCCGCTGGAAGCGCAGGCCGGCGAACTGGCGGCAGGTGGGCAGAAATGTTGCATCCGGTGGAGCCGAGACAGCGACGGCCAGGTGGCCTATTGGGGGCCAAAAGGGGCGACGCTTAAACCGCACTGGTACAGCAAGCCGGGCCGCCCGGAGCAAATGCAGGGCGGGAAGCGCCGAAATGTGTATTTGGACGATGCGAGCTGGGCCAAGGCGGTCGAGCTCGGCAACGGAAACGCCAGCGATGGCATACGGTTGGCGCTGGCTCGTGCGGGCTAACGCTGAGGTAACGGGCCTGAGCGCCGCAGGGCGCGAAGGTCCGCGTTGACCGCAGTGTTAGAGCGCAAGAAGGAGACGCGATGAGGGTTGAACACATAGGGTTGGCTACGCTGTACCTCGGAGATTGCCGAGAGGTGCTGCCTACGCTCGCCCCCTGCGATGCCGTGATAACCGACCCGCCGTACAGCGAGAGGTGCCACAGCGGCCACGACGCCGGAGCCTCGAAGGCACGCGACAACGCCGAGCGCCAGACGCTGGGATACCGGGCGCTGACGCTGGAGGATGTGACCTACTTCGCCGAGCAGTACGCCAGGGTGTGCAGTGGCTGGGTGGTTTGGATGACCGACAGCGACTTGGCGCTGGCCGTGCGCACGGCGTTGGAGAAGGCTGGGCGTTACGCCTTTGCGCCGTTGCCGTTTTACCAGCCGGGGCGCGCAGTGCGCTTGAGCGGGGACGGCCCAAGCTCGTGGACTGACTGGATTGTGGTAGCGCGCACCAAGGCGCAAATGAAGTGGGGAACTCTGCCGGGAGGCTACGTTGCTGGGCCTGGGTGGAACGACAAGGCGCGCATGGGCGGCAAGCCGACGCTGCTGATGGACTCGCTGGTGGCGGACTATTCGCGGACAGGGAATACCGTTCTTGACACCCACATGGGAGCGGGAACAACCGGCGTTTCCTGCGTGAAGGCGGGAAGGAAGTTCATAGGCTGCGAGGTAGACGCCACCGCATTTGAGATTGCCTGCGAGCGCATAGAAAACGCTGCGCGGCAGGAGAGTTTGTTTCAAGAACCGGTGCGGGCAGAGCAACATGGCCTTGCGCTCTAACGCTGGAATTCAGGCGCGGCCGTAGGCCGTCGCCTGGAATGACGTGTTAGGCCTGCGGCCACAACGACGAGAGGATTGACATGATGACCTATGACGAGTTTTTTTCAGAAGCCAAGCGCTTGGGTTGCCGGCTGCACTTGAGCCCAGAGGACCAGCGCGCGGCACTCGATGCAAAGGACGCCGAAATCGAGCGCCTGAAAGGGGCTATTGCCAAGGCCTACGGGTATCTGTGGTGCGTGAACTGCGAGCCAGCCACCCCTCGCCAGTATCCGCCGGAGCGGGCCGCCTACGCTGCTCGGAAAGAGCTGCGCGACCTGTTGACCAAAGAGCAGCGCGGATCGGCGATCAATGCGGCAGTGCAGGAGGTGCACGAGACCGTCCGAGCCGAGAGCATTCAGGGGGCATAACGCCTAGCTAACCGGCGCAGGCGGCTTTATCGCCTGCGTCCGCGTTGAGCGACGTGTTATGCCGCCGTAGCACCAGAACCGACTTTTACGATTGGAGAACGAAATGGCAGAACTGAAAGACCTGATTGGCAAGACGCTGACGAAGGCGGAGCAAGTTGGCGATGACGAGATTGTTTTCATCACCAGCGAAGGCAAGCGGTACAAGCTGTACCACTGGCAAGACTGCTGTGAGTCGGTGACGGTGGAGGACATCGTTGGCGACCTGGCCGACTTGGTGGGTGAACCGATCCTTGTTGCCGAAGAAGCGACCAGCGACACGAACCCGGACGGTGTGACGAAGGAATACCAAGACAGTTTCACTTGGACGTTCTACAAGTTCGCCACGCGCAAGGGCTACGTGGATATTCGCTGGTACGGCGAGAGCAATGGCTACTACAGCGAGAACGTTGATTTTGAAGAGGCATAACGCGAAGTAGACACCAAAACAGGTGCATAACATACCCATGGCGCCCCTGCTCACAATAGACCAGCTTGCCGCAACCCTTGGCGTATCGCCTCGCACCGTGTCGCGAGAAATCAGCGACGGCGCC